TGATGGGCCTGCCATGGTTTCGACAGGGTGAGATAATAGAGACGGCAACTCAGTAGGCGATGACTGTAAATCAAGCAAATAAAGTAAATGCTAAAACATCTACATTCGAGTATTTCCAAGTTCCAGTAAGCATCGATTTCGCTGCTAACGACAACATGGCAATCGCAGCCTAAGAAACTGCAACTCCGGGGCTGGTTAGCCTTGTAAACCAATAACCAATAGCACCTCAGGGTGCTATTTTTTTAGGTTGACAATTTAGATGTGTTCTTGTATAATTAAAACTGTGGCAACTATAAAGGCGTAGTATGATTACTTGTACAGTAGAAGAAGCTAAACTGATTTATGAAAAATTCCATAACGAGTGGGAAACTAATCTAAAATCTTTGGGCGTGGCTAAACCACCGGGGTTCGGGTCTGTCAGTAGCTATCTTTATTTGTATGCTTATATCAATTTAGGCAAAGCATTTGAGGGCACTGCCGCTTTGACATTTGCAAGTCAAATGTTGAATCAAAGTTGCACTGATGCTCAAACATTGCGGCACATGAGTAATGTACAAGGTTTTAATGCTCGCAGTCGTAATGGAAATATGCCCGATGGCACCAAACTAAAATCTGGACATTATGCACTTATTGACATGATGACTACCGCCCCTGATTGGAAGAACAATCGCAGTGAAACTGTAAAAACAGGTGACTGGGAGGACATAAAACAACACTACAATCGCAAGTGCGCCTGTTGCGGCAGTGAAGAAGGTAAACCCAATAATCGTAAACAAGGCACCATTACAGTGCTTGAGAAAGGTCATATGGATCCCCGGAAAACGCTAGGACCTGGCAACATGATTCCTCAATGTCAGATTTGCAACAAACCCTATTTGGATCATGTTGTATTTGATGCGAATGGATATGTGTGGGCTATTGCAGATATTAAACTTTTAGAAAGAGCAGATGAAGCAACCCAGTTGGCCTGTTGGGAATATTTAAAAAACAAATACAGTGCATAAATACGTGACCATGAAATATACCCTACAAGAATTTTTAAAATTATTTAATTTACAAAAGAATACTTCGTTCAGCGACTTTGCCAAGAAGTTGTCTGTGCTCAATGGCAGTGACACTTCAGGCAATTTTGTCACACGCAGTGATCTAGATACTTTTATAGCTCGAGTGGCCAAAAAAGACAATCGTGCAATTAGGCTCAAAGATTACAAACAGAAACTGTACAACATGATTGTGCAAGAACCTGAAGTGGCATTAGAGGCTTGGTACAATCGTACTGTGGCCATTGAAGAAGGTATGGATTACTACTTTCAAATACCAGAAGCCACGATTCTAGATGGCAACACATTTGCTGGGCGCACTCATGCCAAGTATGGTAGAATCTGCAAGAACATCAATTTTGAAAATTTTTATAATACTAAAAAACTATACACCAACGACTTTGAATATGTGGTAGGACTCATGAAGTCCATGTTTGAAGATTTTAAACTGCGCAACAGTCTGGTGGGTCCTGCCTTTTTTGATCACATTTGCAAGATAGACGGTGAGTACAATCAATTTTGGACGGACTTCATGATGGGTTGTAACCGTGCCAGTATTTTCAATCCCGTAACATACAGAGGCATCGTGGAAGAACTGTTTGAGGGTGACACACTGTTTGCACCCTGCATGGGGTGGAATGCCTATCAGCTGGGATTTTACAACAGCCGTTGGAAACGATTCATTGCCACTGATGTGATTCCTGAAGTAGTTGAGAACGGTAACAAGTTGCATGCAGAATGGCAAAAATACAAGGATGCCAGTTTGTTTGAAATTGACAATAAGGAAGTGGACTTGTATCTATGTCCAAGCGAAGAATTGAACGCAAGACACAACTTTGGTAACAAATACAAAGAACAAGTGGATGCTGTGCTATTCAGCCCGCCTTATTATGACTTAGAAATATATCCAGGTGCAGAACAAAGTTTTACCAACTATCCTAACTATGAAGATTGGTTAATTAATTATTGGGAAGCCACTGTTATGGTTGCCAAACAAGTTCTAAAACCTGGTGGCAAGTTTGCCTTTGTGATCAGTAACTATCGCAACAAGGCCAAGCAAGAAGTCACTATCAGTCAAGACATGCGTGATGTAGCGGCTGCACATTTAGGTACACCCACTCATTACAAAGTTCAGTGGAGTGCTATTTCAGGTAGTAGACAAGCCAAGAAAACCAGAGGTGGCAACTTTGAAGATCTCTGGCTGTTTCAAAAATAATGAATCAATACTATTCAGATCTTTGTGCCACTTGGAACTACACCAGTTCCTTGCGGCAATCAACTGGCTATGAAAATGTGTATCCCGACCTCATGAAGTTGAGCAAGGAGCGTTGGCTCAAAGAGTCAGATGCAGGCAAAGCGGACATGGAGCAAGCAGTGTTTGATATCTACAGACAGATAGATTTATTGCCTATAACATACTACAGTTTGGATGGATGCAAAGAAGAAATACACAACCTTAGAGGACGCAGTCCCAAGGTGGTTGATGGCAAAATTGCAGTAGGCAATACTGCCGGTTTGGCACTCAGCAGATTTTGGTTCCCTAACATGCAGGATGCCAGGGTGCTGGACAATGACACCATAAGTTTGACCAGTAGATTTCATCACGATACCAAGTTCAAAAGAGCCATACGGTTGTGCTACAAGTATAGAGACGAAGGCGAGAAAACAGTATTGCCTATCAACATTCGTCGTGCATTAGAATTGGTAAACGGTGGCACCATACAAAATTTCAAACCCTTGAATGCCACAGCCATATGGGAATACATCTGTCCCATGATGTTTGGTCGTGTTCTGGATTTTAGCAGTGGCTACGGAGGCAGAATGTTGGGCGCCATGACCAGTGGCATGAGATATCACTATACTGGTATAGATCCAAATACAAAAACATATCACGGTCTCGTTGCAATGGGAGAATTAATCAACAATGTGATAGGCACCGAATTTGACATGCATCATTGTGGCAGCGAGGATTTTGGTATCATACCCGAATACTATGATGCAGCATTTTCAAGCCCTCCTTATTTCAATTTGGAAATTTACAGTGATGAACCTACACAATGCATGAACAAGTATTCTGACAGATCTGCATGGTTTGAGCACTATGTTGAACCTACATTGCGTGTGTTGCACAAAGGACTGACCAATAACGGAATCTATGCTGTAAATATAGCAGATTATAAAATCGGAAAAGATCAAACCAAGATTGTGGACACTTGGCTGGCATTGAGTAAAAAATTAGGGTTCGAACACTTGGAAACTGTTGATATGTTGTTGAATGTTCGTCCAGGAGTGGGCAACAACAAGTCGCAGAATGGGTACAAAAGTGAAGGAATCTATTTGTTTAAGAAAACTGGTAGTATTACTCGGTAAAACTTTGGATTAGATATTCTTGACAATCTCTTGCATAGGCATATATAATAGTTAATGACATGCGGTCATTTAAACAAAAGGAAATAGAAATGAAGAAAATTTTAACAGGTATGATTGCACTAGCAATCAGTGGAATGGTATTTGCTGGATCAGTTACCGTTGAAGGTGCCAAATTGGACACTAAAAATGGTGGCAAAGATCAAATGAATACTAACTTCACATTGAGCGAGTCAATCAACAGTACTTTCAGTGTTCACACACAACTTTCTTCTAGTCAAACTGATAGCACAAATGCAGTTAGCACACGACTAGAAGTTGGAGGCACTGCAACAGTTCCATTGTACGGCCCAGTTAGTGGTTATACCAAAGTGGCAGTCGGTGAAAAATACAGTACTGCTGGTAGTTTCACTTACTACTCAATCGAGCCAGGCGTTAGTGTTCCATTAAGTTCTAGCCTAACAGCCAAAGTCGGATACCGTTTCCGCACTGCTGCTAGCAATCCAAATGTAAACAACGACACAACGCATACAGCTCGCGTTGGCGTGACATATGCTATTGATAAAGTACGCTCCGTTGGTTTCCGTTTCGATCGAATCACTGGTGATTCACGTCAAGACGGTTACAATGTGTTTTACTCACACTCGTTCTAATCAGCATGAGGAAACAAAAGGCTACAGATGTGGCCTTTTTTTATAAAAAATTATGAAACAAGAAGTACTAAACATTCTACCACACGTTGAGTTATGGCACGATTTTTTAACAGCCGAAGAATTGCAAACATTTGATTTTGATCAACTGGAATTCATTCGCAGTAGTGGGTATAGTTTTTCCGAAAACGAAAGCAAAGAAGTTGAACATAGAACAAGCAGTTCAAACTTCGATATCAAAGATCAAACAAGTTTTATTCGCAACAAAATTTTTGAAACACTCAATGCAAAAAAAGACTCGCCGGGGTTGGAGTTGGAACACATTGAAAAGATGCAAATAACCCAATATAAACCCAATCAATTTTACAAACCACATTATGATTTTTACAATGCAATTGGATGGGAAAACACAGTAGAAAACGATCGTAGATGCACAGTTATTGTGTACCTAAATGATGATTTTACGGGCGGCCACACTGATTTCACTGAATTGGGATTAAGCGTAAAACCCAAGGCAGGAATGGCACTGTATTGGAGATATGACTACGATGCAAAAACCAATGCAAAAACATTGCATGGCGGCAATCCGGTAGAAACAGGCGTGAAATACATAACGCAGGCCTTTGTTAGAAATGATATCTGGTATCAAGGCACCACGCCAAAGAAAAAATAAAATATCAAATAAAATAGCATTTGCTAGACAACACACACCAAGGAGAAAATATGTCAATCACAATTAAAAATCTTGAGGCCGCGCTGGCCGGCGAGAGCCAAGCTCACATCAAATATCGTTACTTTGCTCGTATTGCTCGTGATGAGGGTTACGAGGATGTTGCTCGCCATTTTGAGCACACAGCAGATCAAGAACTCAAACATGCATGGGGTCACTTGGAATTGCTAATCGGCACACCAACTACCAAAGAGTGTTTGCAAAAGGCCATTGAAGGTGAAACATATGAGTTTACCACAATGTATCCCAACTTCAGAGATGATGCTGTTCATGAAGGCAATACTGCCGCAGTGATTGAAGCAACCTCACAGATTGAAGAAAGCCGCGAACACGCCGCTGAATTTGCTAAAGTTTTAGCCAAAGCAGAAAAGCGTTTTGCCGCACTGCAAAAAGTTGAGCAACGCCATGCCGATGCTTACAAAAAAGTGTTGGAGGTTCTATAATGGGAGAAGTACATGTATGCGTGGTATGCGGACACGAACACGATGAAGCTACTGAAGGTCTTTGGCATGAATTGCCTGCTGATTTTACCTGCCCAGAATGCGGAGTAGGTAAAGACGAATACGAAGTGTTGTAAAAACTCACATTATCATATGGGTCTTGACACATGAGACTATATACAGTACAATACAAGCTGAGTTCACCACTAAGGCATAAATAACTTGAACAAGTTAGCCAAAAGCGGTTGACTTGGTAGCAGAAATGCTATATAATAGAGACTAGTTAGCAAACAATGCGGTCTGCAAGTGTTGTAAAAATACAACAAAGAAAGATTTCAAAAGTTGTTGACATGATAGCAGAAATGCTATATAATAGAGACTAGTTAGCAAGCAATGGTGCTTGTTAGCAACAAAGGATAAACGAGAAACAAAATGCAATCAAATTTTAGACATCAACAATTTAATACGATGCCCGTACAGGCAGGCTTTATAGCCTCCAACTGGCTAGCGATTAATTGTGGAAGTTTATCATATGATCGCACACCAGAGATTACCAGGGTCCGGAGGACTGTAATGTAACTTAAAACTTACATCGCAAACTTCAAGGACCCTAGGATTAACAACCCTGGGGTTTTTTGTTTTTGAGCGCTGAGATTGCTAAGGCAGTCGTTGAAGCAAAGTGTGAAGTATTCCAGTAACGAGGACTGGGCCATGCACTATAAACACATGGCAAACGGGCGGACTAGTGGATGGCTTATCCTTATGTGGATAAAAAAATACTAGTTATATTAAAGCATATACTTGCCTGACTGTAAACGTCGTGGTAAACTACTAGAGAAAGGGGTTCGAATCCCCGGGACTGGTGTGTGCTTTAATATGCACATTCTTTGCAAGCGGACATAGTCTGCTTATGGATTGGAAATTTCCGGTCGTGAGTGTGTTAACAATTTGGAGCTTGTTCCCCATTGCCGGCTGTAACCCGGTAGCCATTATCAAGTGGGGTGGCTGGCAAGTGGTTCGATTCCATCAGGCTCCACCAAATTTAGGTCTGTTCGTATAGAGGCTATTACTGCGGATTGTCTATCCGCTTACAGGGGTTCGATTCCCCTACAGACCGCCAAATATTGCCGCGTAACTCAGAGGCAGAGTAATCGCTTGATAAGCGATAAGTCGACATTTCAAAATTGTCCGTGGCAACCAAGTTTAGGATAGCAACAGCAAACAATCCAATTTCACTTTTAATGAAAAAAAGATGCTATCCTGTTTAATTACACTCCGGTCGTCTAGTGGCTAGGACGCTACCCTTTCAAGGTGGAGAAGCGGGATCGAAACCCGTTCGGAGTACCAAGTTTAAGAGTTCGTCTAGAAACCGGTAAATTGTAGTTTGGTCTACAAGCTCTTGATTAGTTTATGGCGTCATAGGATGTAACGGAGTGTGGTTTGCTTCAACCTTGAAAACGTATCAAGGTTTTCTTGCGTGGGTTCGAATCCCACATGATGCCCCAAGTTTTGTATAGTGTAATACTAGATAACACAACACAGAGGTACCTTTGTGTAGATGCTGGAGTACTGTTCCAGCTACAAATTTAATATGCCGTTGTAGTCCTCTGGGAGGGCACTGGATTGTCTATCCAACTAAGGCGGGTTCGATTCCCGTCGACGGCGCCAATTTTATTCCCCGGTACTCTAATGGTAAGAGACCTCACTGTTAATGAGACGTAAAAGCGTTTGCATAATATGCTGGTTCGAGTCCAGCCTGGGGAGCCAATTAACAAACACACTTCCGACAGTAGGCGGAGGTGACAATGTCCATTCGGGTGAGTGTGTTTATTAATTGGGGGCAGTAGTGGGCTACGGAGTTGCCTTGCAAGCATCTTGTCTAGAAGGGTTCGATTCCCTCGGCCTCCACCAATTTTATGGATAGTAGTGTTTATGGTAACGAGCTGGTTTGCTAAACCGGTCTACTGCGAAAGCGGTAACAGTTCGATTCTGTTGCTATCCACCAAGTTTATCTCTCTAAAGTGTTACCTGGTTGCATTTGCGGTTTGGGGCCGTAGGGTCTTGGTTCGAATCCAAGTAGGGAGACCAGTTTTAGGATAGCAACAGCAAACATTAAAAATCTTTTCTTGAA